CCGACTATCCCAACTATAAACGAGGTTCCAAAGGACTTTGACGCATGAAGAAGAAACCAAAAGCAAAGCTGAAAGGGTGGTATGTCAAAAAGCTCGACCAGGTGTTCTCGATTTACATCCGAAAAAAGTACTCAGACACTTTTGGAATGACGACTTGCTACACCTGCGGGAAGCGGGCGCACTACAAGGATATGCAGAACGGTCACTACATCAGTCGTGGTCATATGGCTACTCGCTGGGATGAGTCAAACTGTCGACCTCAATGCGTAGGATGTAATGTGTTCAAGAATGGGAATTATGTAGAATACGCCCACAGACTCTTACAGGAGATCGGAGAAGAAGGACTCAACGCCCTCATGGAAAAGAAGAAACTCATCCGTCAGTGGACCATAAAAGAGCTAGAGGAAAAAATAGCGTATTACAAGTCATGTATAGCGACCCATCACAACTGATAGAACTGCTCTCTAGTCTCCCCGCTAAAATACGGGACGCTGAGACTGCCTATCTCAAGAAAGCTGAGGAGCTGGAAACGGCTGAATTGACCTTTGATGTGGCTTTTGGAAACGCACTAGTAGCTTCAACCGCTCCGAACGCCACTGAGAAAAAGGCCGAGGCTACTATTGCTACGGAAAAAGAAAGCCTGGAATTGATCGGCAAGAAATACGAAGCCAAGAGAGCCGAGACCGAATGGAAGTATTTAACGGACAAATTCGTGGCGCTCCGCAAGGTGGCTAGTTTAGAGCAGGAGATGTTGAGAACTCAATTATCAGGTGAATAGACATCCAAAATAAGATACCGGAATGAGAGAAATTAAATTTAGAGCTTGGGATGGAGAAAGTGGAAAAATGTCTTCTCCTTTTCAAATGGAAGAGCTGAAGTTTGGATATCTAAAAGAAATAGATAACTCGATTATTGACGTAGAATTGGTTCTCATGCAATACATCGGACGAAAAGACAAGAACGGAAAAGAGATTTACGAGGGTGACATTGTAAAAAACCCATGCTATGAGGTGAGAGATGATGGGTCTATTCCAGACGGCATCATTGATGTAGTTAAGTTTGAAAAGTGTTGTTTCTGGAATGGACGTGAAAATAGTGAAGTCATCGGTAACATCTACGAGAACCCCAAGCTTCTATGAACACCCACTTCCAAAAGAACCAACACGCTGAATCTTTCTTAGGAAACGCCAGAGAACCACTAGAGGAAGAGAGAAAGAAGATATTAGAAAATATAGTCCTCGTAGAATCAATGGTCGGTAAGATGAAACCCGAAGAATACGAGAAGTTAGTTATTCGGTTATGGGAACAGAAGAGAGAGATAGAGGTAAAATTAAAGAACATCTATGTGGAACAGTCGCTGGGAGAATAATACTAAAGCAGTCCTCACGAGAGAGGATGTCGGAAAGATACGAGCGATGTACGCCGCAAGAAAAGAGCTAAAGTTGAATCAGGAGAAGATCGCCAAGAAGTTTGGAGTAGCGCAAACGACTATCTCACGAATCACTAGAGGGGCTGGTTGGACAGATAATTTATGGTAAAATAAGGTATGATTAAGCCACTTGGGACTCAAATCCTCATTGAAATCAAGAAAGAAGAAAAGACGAAATCAGGTATCGTCCTAGCTACGAGTGAGAGAAAGAATGTCGGGACTGTGAAAGAAATCGGAAATGAGGTAAAGGCAGTTAAGAAAGGCCAGATGATATTCTTCAAGGGATTCACCGAGGATATTGATGGACTCTCACTGATCGAAGAGAAACAAGCCCTCGCTATATTGACAGACTAGAGAATAAATAGTACTATACGAATATAGTAAAGCTAACTATGCAAAAGATAACTCAACGAGAGCAAGGTCATATCCAGTAATTGGGGCCTTGTTTTTGCTTACAAATAACTTCCACACCTATGTCAACAGAGAGACCTTTCAAAAAGCTTGTAGATGTTATTGGACGCTTTGTCATTGAAACAGATGCATATATACATGGTGAATCCACACATTTTACAAGTATCGCAGACACAGAAGAATACTTTAACGGAGACGGAACCGAGAGAGAAACCTACATTTCTAGAGAGGTAGCAACATATAGGTCGGCTGAAGAAGCCGAAAAAGGCCACAGGAAAATAGTATCAAAAGTGGAAAAGACTGGAACATTCAAAGACTGGTAATATGGGAGCTGGAAGACCACTCAAATTTGAAACCAAGGAGATACTCGATGAGAAGATCAATGAGTATTTTAAGTTATGTGAGGATAGGGGGACTCAGCCTTTTATTACAGAGCTTGCTTTCTATCTTGACACAAGTAGGGAAACATTGCGTGAGTATAAGGAGCGACCAGAATATGTTGACTCAATAAAAAGAGCATTGGCGAGGTGTGAGATGTCATTAGAGAGAAATCTCATTGAAGGAAAGGTAAACCCGACTGGTTCAATCTTCAATCTCAAGAACAATTACGGATGGAGAGATAAGATAGAGCAGGATGTCACATCTAACGGAGAATCAATCAGTCCATTACTCGTAAGATTCATTGATGCCAAAGACGATCGAAATGCAGATACCAGTCGAGTACAAGGAACTGTTCAGTGATTGGTGGAGAGAGGCTGGTGTCTATGGTGGAAGATTCTCGCTCAAGTCTCATACGGTAGCGAGGTTTTTGCTTATTAGGGCCAGAGAACGAAAGACCAGAGTCGCTTGTTTCCGAGAGTTTCAAAACTCTATCGCTGAATCCTCTCACCAGCTCTTAAAGGAACTTATAGAACAGTACGAACTGAACGAGTTTGAGGTTACGAATAGCTCCATCATCAACCGACTGAACGGATCAGATTTCATCTTCAAGGGCCTTCACAACAACGAACAAAACATCAAATCGACTGAGGGCATAGACATTGCTTGGGTTGAGGAAGCACAAACAGTTTCAAAGAACAGCCTAGAAGTCCTCACCCCGACTGTCCGTAAGGATGGGTCAAAGATTATTTACACATACAACCGACTCCTCGAAGATGACCCAGTACATACCAGACTGGTCACTGAGGGAAGACCGAACACACTCATCATCAATGTGAACTACGACATCGCATTGAAATACGGGATGATGCCCGAAGTCATTAAGGTTGAAATGGAAGATGATAAGGATAAACGCCCGGCTCTGTATAGGCATAAATGGCTTGGAGAACCAAGTAACCTTGAAAGAAAGATTTACCGGGATTGGATATTTATCGACGATGTACCACCAGAAGCGAGGCTAGAGCGGTATGGATTGGACTTTGGGTACACGCATGATGAAACGGCGATCGGGGCTATTTACCGATATAACGGAGGATTAGTAATAGATGAAATAACCTTTGCGAAAGGGCTATCAAACAAGAATATTGCAGACATTATCAAGAATCTCCCGAGAGCGCTTGTTGTACCGGATAGCTCGGAACCAAAGAGTATTGATGAGCTGAAGATGTATGGAATCGCCTGTATCCCAGCGGCGAAGGGTCAGGGTTCAGTCTTTCAGGGTATCCAGTATGTCCAGCAGCAAAAGATATTCATTACCAAGAGAAGTGTCAACTTCATCAAAGCCTACCAGAACTACTTGTTTATGGAGGACAGAAATGGGAAAATAATAAACGAACCAGACGATACGATTCACACCTGGTCTAACGCGATGGACGCCGTGAGATACGCAATCGTCTCACTCTCACCAAGGCAGATTGATCGGCAAGACAGGGAGAGAGTAAAGAAGACAATTGTTAGCCCGTATAAAATAAGGATGGCCTAGTATGAAAACACTCAAACCTTGGACAATCTACATCTGGAACTACGGGGAAATCGTCTATGCTGCCTCTCCTGTCGTGACGAGAGATGGGATTAAAGAGATATATAAATGCGCTTGGACCACGAGTGCAAGTCAGAACGATCCGAACGCCGAACAGTTGACAGAGAAAAAGAAACTCTTTAGAGCAAAGAGCTTTTGTAAAAAACAATTAAGTGGTACGCTAAATATAATCGACTGGTTTGGAAAGAAAGCCTTGGATGGTAATGGAAACATCGATACCTCCAAGCTGAATGAACTCTTCGCTACTCAGGCTGTACGAGCGGAAATGTACAACAAATACCCAGAAGACCTGTGGCCTGAAAAGAAGTTTCCAACCAAAGAAATTACCTTAGAAGAAGCTATAGAATATCAACTCGCCTAACTATCCCTTCCACGGTTTACTATGGGATACCAACCAAAAAAGTCAGAGGAAGAGATCATCAAACGGGTCTACGAAGACTTTGACCACATGCAGGATGAGCGCAAGAAGCGCTGGAAATACTTTAACGACCGAACCTTAAAAGAATACATCGACGACTCCCAGCTCCGTCTCAATGGGTATGTCCCAACAAGAGAGGAACAAGGAAAGGAAAGCTGGCAATCGAATGTCTTCCATCCAGTCACTCGAAACAAGTTCAAAGCCATGCTCGCTGCGGTGGCATTGGATGTCCCACAGGTTAAAATCACCGCTCAGAACGAAAAGAGCCAAAGAGATCACAAGCGGGCTAAGGTTATTAAGAATCTCGTAAACTTCTCCTACTCCCAAGAGAATAAAGAGGAAAATGTCTTCTTTGAGGGATGGGAAGCGGCTGAAAAAGGAACTGTTCTGACCTATGACGGGTATCTAAAAGCTAAGGCTAAGCGAAAGCTGATTAAGAGTTTTGATACCCAAACTGGGGAAATTGAGACAGAAGAGGAAGAAATCGAGACCGACTCACAGTGTTTTGAACAGCTTGTCCCATTGATGAGCTTCTACCCATACGATGTCCATATATTCGATGTCCAGAAGCAGCCCTGTGTTGTTTGGCTAGAGAGAAAGCGCAGAGACGACTTTGACCAGGAGTACGGAAAGTACAAGAACGCCAAACAAGTACCAGAATCCGTCCCACTGACGCAGGAGAGCGAAGACAATACTTTCTATACTGAGCGCTGGGCTGACCGCTATGACAAAGACAATCCGATTGAAGTCTTAAAGTACTACAACAAGATACGAGACGAGTACATCGTGATTGCTAACGGAGTCTTGATTCTCAATGTTCCCCTTCTCTTAGGGAAGAAAAAGAAGTGGTACCCATTTGCGAAGACTGTTTTTGAGCCGATTGCAGGAGATTTCTTCTATGGGAAGAGTCTGCCAGACATTCTCATGGGTGAACAGGATGTAATCAATGCCCTGTACAACATGGCTTTGGACAAGACTTACAAGTCCATGGCTCCAGCACTCCTGATCGGGAATACGAACAAGGATGATTTCGATCTAGAGGATCAGAACACGACCATAGACACGAAAATCTATGTCCAAGACATCGCTCAAGTAAGAGAGATGCCTATTTCCGGTATCGACCAGGCTGATTTGAAGATGATTGAGTTAGTTTCAAGAGGTCTGGACCTGTCATCCGTAGACTCGAACCAGTCCGGTGTACCGGGTAGGGGAGTGACAGCGCGTGAAGTGGTGATTGCCAACGAAAACGCCAAGAAGTTGAAAGGAATAATGTATCTCTTCCTCACCTCGCTCTGGATACAGAAGATCAAGCTCCGGATCATGAATATTCTGGTCTACTATCCGAAACCGAAAGTTAAAGAAATCCTTGGTGAAAGTGATAAGGATAACATGCTGGACGAATACCAGTCCTTTAGCGTGGAAAACGCTGAATTGGATGGTGGAATCAAGGGAACCATGGGTATTGAAATCTATCCGAGCGAAGAAGAACTGCCTTCCAAAGATGAAGCTGATATACGAGCCATGACCTATCGGGAAAGAAGCAACGAAAACTACGATTACATCGCAATCGCTGCTGATTACCTAGATAACTGGATTTACGATGTCAAAGTCATCTCAGAATCCGTTTTTCAACAAGAATCGTCCCTCTCTCAAATCAAGATGCAGGATAAACTAAATGTCCTAGCGACCTTCTTCCCGCAACTCCTCATGATGAACCAGAAGAAACTGGCCACGGATGTTCTCACGGCCTATGACGATGACGCTGACGAATACACTCTCGAACAAGCGCCTGTAATGCCGGGTGCGATGCCTGGTCAGGAACCGGGTGCCGCAGAAGCTACCGCTGGACAGGCTGGTCTTCCGACACTCCCGCCAATATGAAATATCTCTATCTGATAGCCATAAAGTTCCTCGGGGATAGGCTCTATACCCAGCCACCAGTAGATGGCCAGAAAGTCCATGATTGGTTGAAAGATAACTACAAAGACGGCGGATGGATGGGCTACTACACGACTCGTAAGAAGTATCTGATGAGCCTCCTCGAAAACGGGGTTGAAGGTCGGGAGTATCTCGAAACCGTTGGGAGATTAAAGGAACTGAAAGCCTTGTCGAGCAATATCTTGACAGCCCAACGAAAAGAGCTTGCGAAGAAAAACGAAACCCATTAAACTACCAACAGTACTTAGAAAAAAACCTTCCACACTCATCGAGAGGACTGCATGTCTTCTCCTGATCGCACTGTGGAAGGGGCTTTCAGGAGAATACACTCAGTCCCCGCGACTGGGTGTTTTATTTATCCATATGCCCGACGACCGAAATCGGGTTGAAATAAGCGGTTTAAAACTATGGAATCAGTAGACTTAAAAGACGGTGCTGCTACCGAGTCAAATGGTCAAGACACAAAGCAGGAGGAAGCTGGAACCTCTGGGAATGGCCCTGAAGAACTCACAGCACTACAGGAGCGTCTCAAGAAAGCAGAACAAGAGCGCGATAACTACAAGGAAGGCCTCCTCAAGTTAAAGCGTTCGGAACGGACTCTCTCAGAGAAGAAAGAAGAGGCCAAGGATGACGAAGACGCCCCTGAATGGGACGAAGCTTCTAAGAAATTCCAGGCACAGACTCTTTCCGAAGCCGAGAAACGAGCCCGTATCGCTGCTCAATCCTATGTCGAAGAAAACAATGAGAAGGCTGCAATCAGCACATTTCTCACTGAACACCCGGAACTAGGAGGAGACGAGGAATGGAAAGAAATTCTCTCGAATTACAATCCAAAACATGGCAAAGGAACCGTTGACAGTATCGTCACTGATCTCAATCGAGCCCGAGTCGTCATGCTTCATGACCGAGGCGAACTGGACAAACTGTCACAGGAAGCCGAAGAACGCGGCAAACGAAAAGGAGCAGCTGAGAGCTATCACGCCAACGCCCATACTTCATCCGGTAGTGCTTCGAAATCTACCAGCGACCAAGGTTCAGACGGAATCTCGAAGGGTG